GGAAGGAATCGCAAAGGCAGCGCGAGCGGCGGAAACCGTATAAGCCATCGCCCCGCACTGGCTACCTCGGTCGACGAGGCACCGAGGAAGAGTGTTTCTGGGTCAAGGTCCACAAGACACCGTCGTGCTGGCTATGGAGGGCCTCGGTCACCAAGTCCGGCTACGGGATATTCAGGGGGCAGAAGGCTCACCGATGGTCTTATGAGCACGTCGTGGGTTCGATCCCCGATGGGATGGAGATAGACCACCTCTGCCGCACGCCAGGATGCGTCAATCCCAAGCACCTTGAGGCCGTCTCCCCGGAGGAGAACCGCCGTCGCGCAAAGGAGGGCCGTAAATGTCTGGAGAAGGCCTCGTAATCCGTCACGGCAAGAAGGCCGGCGTCTCCGGCTACCGGCGCGGCTGCCGCTGCGCTGAATGCCGGAAGGCTAAGCGCGACGACCAGGCCGCATATCGGGCGAAGAAGAAGCTCGCCGCTGCGGGCGCGGCCCTCCCCGCGGCCGTCTCGGATGAAATGCCGCCCGTAATTGAGGCATCGTCGCTGAAAATCGCTTTTGCATTGCCGCCCGGGCCAATTGAAACTGCGCTCGCAGAGGAATTGGCTGCGCTGATTGGTGAGCCGCCGTTCAAGAAGACACTGATTGTGCTCGCGAAGTATAACGCTCGCGTGCTCGACCAGATCCCCGCGCTCGACCGCCCGGACCTCATCTCGGGGATGCAGTCCCGGCTGTTCAACGTATTCGACCGGCTCCGGAAGGTCGAAGCGACCGCCGGCGCGGATGCGTGGGATATGTCGGCGCTGCTCACGCCAGAAGAGTAGATGCTTGCCCCCAGGAACCCGCCTCCGAGGTTCGCCACGCAGCGGAACCCGTCCAGGAAGACGCTGGGGCCGGCCGTGTGCAAGGTCATGGAAGCGATGGGAACACCACCGCTCCCATGGCAGCGTGACGCGCTCGCAGTAGCCTGCGAGATCGACCCGGTGACGGGCAAGTACTGGTACAAGACCGTCATCGTCATCGTGCTGCGCCGAGCCGGCAAGACGACGATCTCGCGCGGGAAGGTAACCCACCGGGCCCTGACTACGCGCGACGCCTACATGGTGTATACGGCCCAGAATCGCATCAAGGCGCTCGGGCGACTCCGCAAGGACTTCTACACGCCGCTCATGCGCTCGCCGTTCGCGAGCTCGCTCGCGAGGCCCCGCTGGCGCGGCGGCGAAGAGGCCCTGATCTGGAAGACGGGTTCCGAGCTCGCGATCGACGCGGTCGGCCGCAAGGCCGGCCACGGTGACACTCTCACCGAGGCGCATATCGACGAGGCATACGTGCACGGGGATTCGACGCTCCAGGACGGCGTGAGCCCGTCGCTCAGGACGGTCCGCGGTTCGCAGCTGTGGATCCTCTCGGCCGCTGGCGACACTGCCTCGACATATCTCCGCGAGAAGGTCGAGCTCGGCCGCGCGATCGTGCAGGCCGGGAACGACTCGCGGACCTGTTACATCGAGTACTCCGCCGATCCCTCGTGGGACCCGGACGACCCCGAGACCGTCCTGAACACGCACCCCGCGGTCGGTTATCACCTCGATATCCAGGACATCATGGCCGACCGCGAGGGCCAGTCTGAGGAGTCCCTGCGGGGCTGGGAGCGCGCTTGGATCGGTTGGTGGCCTCTCGCGAAGGCCCCAGAGGCCGTGATCCCAGCCGAGGCCTGGCGCGCATGCTACGCGCCCGAGGAGGACGAGCAGTTCTGGGACGGCACGCCGCTGTGGAGCGTCGACGTCGCCCCGGAGCGCGACTGGACGTCGATCGGGTTCGCCGGCAAGTCACTTGACCCGGAGGCGCGATGCTTCCTCGAGCTCGTGCAGCGCGAAGAGGGCACAGAGTGGGCGGTCCCGAGGCTCAAGAGACTGGCGCAAGAGCATGGCGGCTGGACGGTCGCTGTCGACGCAGGGGGTGGCGCGGCCTCGCTCATACCGGATCTCGAGGACGCAGGCTTCGAGGTCGTGAAGATGCCAGCAGCTCAGCGCTCAGCTGCCAGCGGCGGGCTTTACGACGACGCACTCGCGGGCAGGCTGCGGACACTAGAGAACACCGACGTCACCGAGGCGCGCAAGAGCGCGGCGAAGCTGCGCACGGGCGAGTCGTGGGTGTTCTCCCGCGGCAAGTCCATGCAGGACATCACGGCACTGTACGCGCTCATCGTCGCCCGCTGGGCATGGATCGAGAACCGCGAAGCCGACTACGACATCACCCAGAGCTTCTACTGAAAGGCGGCCGACGTGCGTCTGTCCACAGTCCTCGATCTCCTCGGCTGCCTCGCCCTGCTGGCCGGGATCGTGCTGTTCGTCGCGCAATGGTCGGTCCCCGGTGCGCTCGGGGTGTCGGGGGCGGGCCTGCTGGCCCTGTCGTGGCTGGTTGATCGGAAGGGGAACCGTTGAGCCTCTTCCGTACCCGCGCGGCTGGCCCCGTGATCCCGATCTGGCAGGGGCTTCCGATGCGGATGCCCCGCCGTTCGGGCAGCGTCGACGTCACGAAGGACACCAGCCTGACGCACTCGGCGGTCTGGGCGGCCCAGACGCTGCGCGCCGACCTGGTATCGACGATGCCCCTGATCGTCTACCGGAAGATGCCGGACGGTCTCGAGGTCACAGTGCCCCCGTCCGGGGTCCTCCAGGAGCCATCGGCCCACGCGGTCGGGCAGCCGATCGACATCACCGAGTGGCTGTACTCCTCGCAGATGGACCTCGACAGCACGGGGAACGCCTTCGGGATCGTGACCGAGCGCGATGCGTTGGGGATCCCGTCGCAGATCGACCTCGTCGCAGCCGACACCGTCACCGTCTCGGTTCGCAACAGCCGGATCGCCAGCTACAAGATCGGCAAGGACACCTATAGCCCGGAGGATGTCTGGCACGAGCGCCAGTACACGGTCCCGGGCCTCCACGTCGGCCTGTCCCCCGTCACGTATGCGGCACGCGGGATCGGGGCGAGCCTCTCGGCCCAGCAGTTCGCGCTCGACTGGTTCTCCAACGGCGCGGTGCCCTCGGCGATCCTCAAGAACAAGGACCGGACGCTCCAGGAGTCCGAGGCGACCGCGATCAAGAAGCAGTACCAGGCGTCACTCGCCAACGGCGAGGTGTTCGTCTCGGGCAAGGACTGGGACTACCAGATGGTCTCGGCAAAGGCCGCGGAGGCCGAGTTCCTGACGACGATGGAGTTCAGCATCGTCGAGGTCGCACGGTGGTTCGGCGTGCCGGCGGACATGATCGACGGGCCGAGCAAGGGCTCCTCGATCACCTACGCGAATATCACGCAGAGGAACCTCCAGTTCCTGATCACGAAGCTCGGGCCGGCCGTCCGCCGCCGCGAGGCAGCACTGACCCGGCTCACGTCGAAGCCTCGGCGCGTGGCGCTGGACACGGAGAGCCTGCTCAGGATGGACCCGCAGACGCTCGCGACCGTGATCAACACCCGGGCCATGGCGCGGAACCTGACCCCGGACGAGGCGCGCGCCCAGTACTACAACCTGCCGCCGCTGACCGAGGCGCAGAAGGCCGACTTCAAGACGCTCTTCATGAAGACGACCGACGCCATCAAGCAGGAAGGCCCGGCCCCGGATGGGTCCGAGCTCGCAACCGACGAAGAGGTGCAACCGTGAACCGCAGTGAAGCAGCCGAGGCGCGCGCCGCGGCCGTCCGGGCGCGCGCCGACCGCCCCTCGCAACGCCGGTCCAGCGCCGAGCCGGGCACGGGCGCCCGCGTCTCGGTGCGCCTGCAGGGGCTCAAGCTCGAGCGCTCGCAGGGCGACTCCGGGCCTCTGGTATTCGAGGGATACGCGTCGGTCACCGAGGCCCCGTACGACATGTGGGACTACTACGGCCCGTACTCGGAGATCGTCAGCCAGGGCGCCTTCGGGCAGACCCTCGCCCGCGCCGACCTCGACGTCCCGTTCGTCCTCCAGCACGATGACCTCCGCCGGATCGCCCGCACGACCAACGGCAGCCTCAGCCTCCGCGAGGACGACCACGGGCTTGCCGTCCGCGCCGAGCTCGACCCCGACGACGCCGACGTAGCGTACATCGCCCCGAAGCTCCGCTCGGGGCTCATCGACGAGATGAGTTTCAAGTTCCACATCGACTCCGGCAGCTGGTCCCCGGACTACACCGAGTACCGGATCAACGCCGTGGACATCCACCGTGGCGACGTCTCGATCGTCGCCTACGGCGCCAACCCAGCGACCAAGGGCTCGGGCCTCGCTGACAGCAGCTCGGCGAAGGAGCTCGCGGCCCGCAAGAAGCCTGTCGTGATCTACGACAGGGACACGGAGCGCCGCGCCTAAAGCGGCAACCCGGCACAAGTTCGCGTACTCGCGCCCGCGCTACGGCCTGGGCCTGATGCCTGTCCGCGTGCCTTTCGGAAATCAGCACACCCCCTTTTCGGAAGGACAGGTCAGCCATGACCCTTGAGCAGCTCATTGCTCGCCAGAAGGAGCAGATCGCCTCCAAGCTGGCAGAACGCAACGGCCACGCGGACAAGCTCGCCGAGCTCCGCGCCGCCGAGACCACGGACGAGGCGCAGGTCGCCGAGGTCCGCGGCAAGAAGGACGCGCTCGATCACGAGATCGACGCTCTGAAGGACAAGCTCCGCGAGTACGAGGCGGAGGCCGAGCGCGACGCCGCCGCCCTCCGACTCTCCGAGGACGTCCAGCCCTCTGCCGCCCGCCGCTCCTACGACTCGGTCGTGCGCACCGGCGACACGAAGGAGCCCCGCACCTACACGGAGCACTCGAACACCGTCCGAGATGGCATCTCCTTCTTCGGTGATGCCTTCGCGTACCGCTCGGGCGACCGCGAGGGCGCTGCCGCGCAGCGCATCCTCCGGCACGCCAAGGAGGTCGAGGTTCACGGCGAGATGACGCAGCGTGCCACGAGCACGGGATCGTTCGCCGGCCTCGTCGTGCCCCAGTACCTCATCGACATGGCAGCGCTTGTGCTCCGCAACGGCCGCCCCATCGCGAACGTCGTGGCTCGCCACCAGATCCCCGAGTCGGGTATGGCCTTCACGATCCCTCGCGGCACGACCGGCGTGTCCACTGCGGTCCAAGCGACTGAGAACTCGGCCGTCTCCTCGACGGATGAGGTCTGGTCGAACCTGTCCGTGCCGGTGGTCACCATCGCAGGCCAGCAGGACGTCTCGCGCCAGTCGCTCGAGCGTGGTTCCGGCGTCGACGCGCTGATCTACACCGACCTCGTCCGCGCGTACGCGGCGAATGTCGACACGCAGATCATCAGCGGCTCGGGCTCCGCCGGCCAGGTGCTGGGCATCCTGAACACGGCGGGCATCGGCGCGGCCACCGCGTTCGGCGCGGCCGCGGGTGCCGCCAACTTCAACCTCAAGCTCGCCGGCGCTCTTACGAGCATCTACTCCGCAGGCCAGGGCCTCGCGGCGGACGTCCTCGTGGTGCACCCGCGCCGCTGGGGCTGGCTCGCCGGGCTCGTCGACTCCTCGAACCGCCCAATCGTGCAGGCGAACCAGGCGGTCGCCTTCAACACGATCATGCAGGGCGGCTTCGGCGGCGAGGGCCTCGCGGATTCGCAGACCCCATTCGTGGGCGTCTCGAGCCAAGGCGTCCCGGTCCTGCTGGACCTGAACCTCCCGACGAACGTCGGCACGAACTCCGAGGACATCGTGCTCGCGCTCGACTCCGACGAGCTGCATCTCTGGGAGGACGGGGACGGCATGCCGCGCCAGCTCTCCTTCGAGCAGACCACGGGCGGGTCGCTGACCACGAAGCTCGTGGTCTACGGCTACATCGCCTTCACCGCGGGCCGCTACCCGGCAGCCGTGGCGAAGGTCGGAGGCCTCGACACCGTCGCCGGTCAGGGCCTCATCGCCCCGACCTTCTGATAGAACCCGCTCCCCGCCGCGATGGTCCCCGCGGCGGGGAGCGGACCCCACCTCACCATGAGGGGCCCGATTCCAGAAAAGAAGGGGAACCATGGACGACGAGCTCAGGGCAAACTACATCGCCCTCCAGAAGTCCACCGGCGAGTCGTGGGAGAGCATCGCCCGGCGCGTGGAGGACCAGAACGACGAACGGACCGCAGCGTGGCTGCGCTCGCAGGCGGCCGGCGATGGCGAGGTCCAGCCGGACGAGGCCCCGAAGGGGCGTTCGGGCAAGGGCTCACTGTCGACCGCGTCGGCGGCCGAGGGCGCACCGGCTGAGGGCGCACCGGCCGAGACAGCGGGAGCGTAGCCGATGGCCGCTGTGGACATCGGCGCGGCCGTAACGGTCACATGGCCGGGCACGCAGACCGGGACAGTCACAGCGGCCGTCACGCAGCCGGACGGGACTGCTTTCGGCGGGACCGTCACCGTCTCGGGCAACCAGGCGACCTTCACCCCGATCATGGCGGGCCGGCATCTCGTCCGCTTCGCCGCCACTGGAGGGGCGTACCAGGACGTCGTCGACGTCTGGCCCACAGATGCCCGCGCGATCATTAGCCTGCAGGACGCCAAGGACGCGCTCGGGTGGCCCTCGCAGGGCTTCAATGCCGCGAACGAGTCGGACCTGAGGCTCTACGTCGTGGCCGCGACGCCGGTGATCGAGGACATCGTCGGCCCGGTGGTCTACGGCCAGCACGTGTTCAAGGGCGACGGCGGCAAGCCCGGCGTCGTCCTCCCGGGCGCGGTCCAGAGCATCGTCTCGGTCACGGAGAACGGCTACCCGGTGCCGTCCGGCTACTACGTGTGGGACGAGACCTCGAACACGCTGACGGCGGGTACGAACTGGGCGCCGCGGCGCTTCATGCCGAGCGTCCGCGGTGTCGTCGTCACCTACATGGGCGGCTACCAGGTGATCCCGGCCAACATCATCCTGGCCACGCGTGAGCTCGTGCGGCACTGGTGGCAGATCGGCAAGCAGGGCACGCGCCCGACGAACGGGAACCTGCCGCAGACCGCGGATGCGTTCACGCCGAGCGGCTTCGCTGTCCCGCGCCGAGTCATCGAGCTCTGCGCTGCAAGCTCGCGCATCACGGGAGGCTTCGCGTGACGTACCCCACCGCGACGGCCGCGGACGAGTTCAAGCTGAACTTCTTCAACGGCGTCCAGCAGTCCTTTGCGGCGAACCCGGACTTCTCCGAGGTTGCGGTCACGTACGGCCAGCCCGGGAACTTCGCGATGAGCTCGAACGACATCGTCGCGTTCCGGGGCGTCCAGTCGAGCCACGTGGCGGCGACGATCGGCCCGCAGCGTTCCCGCCACGAGACCCTCACGGTCGAGGTCGTGATCTCGTGCTGGCGGGGCGGCGCGGAGGAGATGGAGCTGGTCTGCGCGCAGCGGGCCTACAAGATCCTCCGGGCCATCGAGTTCTACGCCCGAGTCACCGACACGACGCTCGGCGGATCGGTGCTCTGGTGCTTCCTCGAGCAGCACCAGTCGGACGGCGCGACCGACCCCCAGATGCTCGAAGAGGGCCGCGTCATCGAGATAACCGCCACGTTCAAGGCGGAAGCCCGGGTCACTGGGACCTCGGCACCCAACTAAGAAGGAGGAGCGCCGTGGCGCCCGTGAAGATCAAGAACGTCTCCCCGTTCGGGGAGCTCGACGTTCCGCTGCTGCGCCGCATCGTGGAGCGGGACGAGGTCATCGAGGTCGACGAGGAGCACGCGAAGCTCCTCCTGACCCAACCCTTCCACTACGCGCCCGCCGACGCAGCCGCGGAGGCCTTCCTGAAGGCGCTGACGCCCCCTGAGGCGGACGAAGAGGCCGAGCCGGCCCCCGAGCCCACACCAGCGCCCGCGCCGGCCCCTGCGGCCGTGCGGGCTCCGAAACCCGCGCCGGAGCCAGAGGCCGAGGCGGACGCCGCTGAGGAGGCCCAGAAGTGACCACACAGCTCGACGCCAGCATCGGCCTCGTCAAGGAGGCCACGTACGGCACGACGACGACCGTCACCCACTTCCCCGAGTTCCTCACCGAGTCGCTCGAGTACAAGTTCGACATCAAGCAGGGGCAGGGTTTCCGCTCGGGGTCCCGGACCCCTCGTGTCGAGCGCCGAGTCATCGGCACCCAGTGGGCCGAGGGCGACATCGAGCTCGAGATGGCGGCCAAGGGCTGCGGGATCTTCCTCGAGGCGCTCCTGGGCGCGTCGTCCTCGGCCGCGCTGACGGCCCCGGCGTTCCAGCAGAACTTCACGCTGGTCTCCTCTGACCCGGTCAACTCGTACACCATCCAGAAGGGCATCCCGCTGCTCGGCGGCGGCGCGGCCCAGCCGCACACCTTCTCGGGCATGGTGTGCACGAAGGGCGAGCTGACTTCCGCGCAGGGCGAGGTCGTGAAGCTCAAGACCAGCTGGAACGGGCAGAAGGTCGACACCACGACCGCCTACACGGCCCCGTCCTACATCGCCGGCAACGAGGTCTTCTACTTCTCCGAGGGCGCGATCACGATCGGCGGCTCGGTCACGGCCCCGACGTCGACGACGCTCGCCGCGGGCGGCACGGCGGTGGCGGACATCGTCGACTTCTCGCTCTCGATCGACCACAAGCTCGACACGAAGGGCTTCACGTACGGCGGCGGCGGCAAGCAGTCGCGGCGCCCGGCGCTCGGGGTCGCGGCCATCGGCGGCAAGATGACCGCCGAGTTCGACTCGACGGTGATGCGTGACGCGTACCTGAACCAGACCAGCCTCGGCGTGGTCCTGACGTTCACGTCCGCCACGCAGCTCGCGACGAGCATCTTCAACACGCTGCAGATCTACTGCCCGGTCATCCGCACGAACGGCGACCTGCCGAACGCCACCCAAGGCGTGGTGAAGCAGTCGATCGACTTCGACGTCCTGGACGGCGGCACGGGCGTCTCGCCGGTGACGGCGATCCTGCGCACGCTCGACACGGCGGTCTAGTGGCCGACTACAAGGTCGAGCCGTCGAGGGAGTCGATGGTTCGGCTCCTGCAGATGGCGAAAGCGGCCGGCCCGACTCTCAAGAAGAAGCTCTACGAGGGCATCCGATTGGCAGCCGAGCCGGCCGCGCAGGCCGCGCGCGACAAGGTCATGGGCGAACTCCCGCCCAAGGCCGACCAGCGCGGCACCGTCGCAAGGCTCACCGGACGGGCGCAGAGGCTCGGCAGCAGCCGCGGCCACACCGGCCTGCGGCAGAACATCGCGCGAGGCGTGAGCGTGAGCATCAACTCCTCCGGCAAGAGCGCCGGCGTCCGCATCTCGTCCTCCGCAGTGTTCCTCACCCCGAGCCAGCGGGCGCACGGCATGAACCGCGTCTACAACCTCGAAACGTTCCGCCACCCCATCTTCGGGGGACGGAAGACGGCCGCCCAGCATGGCATCCGCTGGTTCTACGGCCCGATCTCATCCAAGAAGAACGCCTTCACTTCCGCCGTCCTGCGGGCCATGCAGGAAACAGCGGATGAATTGAGCAAACTGTGAAACTCGAGATCGACGGCAAGCAGTACGACCTCGAAGCGGGCATGGCCCGCTCGGACCTCTACACCCTCTTCGAGCTCAAATCCAAGTACGGCATCGGCATGCAGTCCATGCTCAAGGCCGCCCAGAGGATGGAAGGCCTGGACCCGATGGAGCTGCTCGAGGACGCCGAGCTGTTCCAGATGTTCCTCGCGATGATCTGGCTCGCACGCCGGCACGCGGGCGAGAAGCTCACCCTCGAGGAGGCCGCGAGCATCCCCCTCACCGAGCTCCGCGTCGTCAACGAGGAAGAGGAGGTCGCGGACCCCGCGGACCCTCCCCAAGCCCTGACGGATTCCGCTCAGGGCGCCGCGCCCCGTCGCGCATCGACCTCAAGAGGCACGTCGAAGACGTCCAAGAGTCGATAGACCAGAACCTCGTCCTCATCTCCCACCACTTCCCGGGCGTGAACCACATCAACGTCTGGCAGATGCAGTACGTCCACTGGCTCCAGTACCTCGAAGTCGCCACGGCGATCCGGGAAGAGCCCGAGAAGTTCGGATGGTGAGGTGACGCGTGTCTGACACATCGCTCCTGTTCAACATCCTCGGCCGCGACGAGGGCGTCTCCCGTGCCTTCGACGGGATCTCCGCCAAGGCCGCGGAGATGGACGCCAAGACCCGCGCGGCGTCCGCCGGGATGAACGCCAGCATGTCCTCCGTCGAGGCGGCCACGAAGAAGGTCTCCTCGCAGCGCGACGTGCTCGAGGTCGCCACACGCCGCGTCGCGCTCGCAGAGCAGGCGCTCGCCGAGGTGAACAGGAACGCGGAGTCGACGTCCAGGCAGAAGCTCGCGGCTGAGAACGCGGTCCTCTCCGCCCGGCAGGCGGCAGTGAAGGCGGAAGACGCCCTCGCCAAAGCCGTGGCCGACGCCTCGCGCCTGACCGAAGAGGGCTCGAAGAAGGTCGAGAAGTCCGCGAAGGACGCCGCCGATGGCGTGGGTATCTCCGCGCGCGACATCACGAACAGCTTCAACACGATCAACAACGTCGTGGGCGGCGTCACGCCTTCGGTCTCGGGCCACATGCTCAAGATGGCGGGAGGCGTGGGCCTGTTCAGCGCGGCGGCCTCCGCCCTCCCGGCCGTGGCAGGGGCGGGGATAGCCGCCGTCCCCCTGCTCTTCGCGGGGGCCGGAGCGATGATGGTCTCCACCGCTGTCGCCACGAACGCCCAGCTGAAGAAGACGTTCGAGGACGCGGGCAAGTCGATCCAGTCGACGATGCTCAACGCGGCCGCGCCGATGGTGAACATGTTCGGCAGCATCGCGGCGGACGCGGCCGACTCGTTCAAGGGCATGGGGCCAGCGCTCCACGACGCGTTCTCGGCCGCCGCACCCCTGGTCTCCACGTTCGCGCAGGGCCTCCTCGCGCTCCTCCAGAACGTCCTGCCCGGCCTGAACGCGGCACTGAGCGTCGCTGCGGGACCGATGAACGCGCTCGCTGGCGGCCTCGCAGGGATCGGCTCGGGGATCTCGCAGTTCTTCCAGCAGCTCTCCGCTGGCGCCGCCGGCGGGGCGGCGGGCCTCGGGAGCCTGCTCGGCATGATCTCGGGGCTGCTCGGCCCGCTCGGGGCGTTCCTCGCCAGCATCGCGGGCCCCGCCTCGCAGGCACTGGGGACTCTGGCGAAGTTCGTGGACAACCTCGTTGCGGCGCTGCTGGTCGGGCTGACGCCGGTCATCAACGCGCTCATGCCGGTGTTCGCCGGGCTCTTGGACGCGATCATGCCGCTGCTGCCGGTTGTCGTGCACCTCGTGCAGGCGTTCGCGCCGATCATCACGGACATCGGCGGCCAGCTGGTGCCGATCTTCGGCGAGCTCGTCAAGGCAGTGTCGGCGCTCCTGCCGGCGGTCATGCCGCTGCTGGACCCGCTGGTGAACCTGCTCTCGCCGATCGTGACGATGATCGATCCGCTGATCCAGCTCGCGCTTGCGTTCGGGCAGGCCCTCATCCCTGCCCTCGCGCCGCTGATCCCGATCGTGCAGAACCTCCAGAATGTGCTCTCCGGTGCGCTTGGGAACGCCCTGGTCATCGTCGGCCAGCTCGTCCTGCCATTGATCGGCCCGCTGGCCCAGCTCGCGGCGACCCTCGGCAACGCGCTGCTGCAGGCGATCCAGGTCATCCTGCCGCCGATCATGCAGCTGATCAACGCGGGCCTCGGTGCGCTGCTGCAGGCGATCATGCCGATCATCCCGCTGCTCGGGGACCTCCTCGTCCCGATCATCCAGCTTGTGGCGCAGCTGTTGAACGTCCTGCTGCAGGCACTGATGCCGATCCTCGTCCCGCTGCTCCAGCTGGCGGGCTGGATCCTGCAGGAGGTCGTCAAGGGGCTCGTCGACTTCGCGCAGAAGGCGATCCAGCCGCTGATCCCGATCATCCAGAACCTCGGCCCCGAGCTCGCCGCGATGGGCCAGTGGTTCGTCGACGTGTTCAACGGGATCATGGACGGCCTGTCGGCGTTCGGCGGGTTCGTCGCATCGGTCTGGAACACCATCGTGAACGCGATCTCGACCGCCGTGAACTGGGTCGGGAACGTCGTCTCGGCCGGGTTCAACGCCGTCGTCAACGGAGTGCGGGCCGAGATCGGCATGGTCTCGAACATCATCACCACGACCTTCAACGCGATCGCCTCGTTCGTGACCGGGATCGTGATGGCGATCGTGACCCCGATCGTGACCGCGTGGACGTGGGTCTCGAACCTCGTGAGGAACATCCTCATCGCCTTCTGGCAGACGCACGGCGCCCAGCTAACAGCGATCTGGAACACCGTCGTGTCGATCTTCACGGGGATCTGGAACTTCATCGTCGGGACGTGGAACACGATTGTGGGGGCGGTCACGGCCGCGGTCACGGCGGTGTGGAACGTCGTCTCGTCGATCTTCACCGCGGTCTCGAACGTCATCGTGAGCGTCTGGAACACGATCGTGGGGGCTGTGACGGCCGCGGTCACGGCGGTGTGGAACGTCGTCTCGGCGGTCTTCACCGCGGTCTGGGGCTTCGTCTCGACGGTCTGGAACGGCATCGTTGCTGCGGTCAGCGGCGCGGTCGGCGCGGTGTGGGGGGTCATCTCCTCCGGGTTCAGTGCAGCGTGGGGCTTCATCTCGGGCGTGTTCGGGCAGGTGGCTGGCTTCCTCGCCGGCGTGTGGAGCGGCATCGTCTCCGGCGTTTCCGGGGCGATCGGCAACGTCGTGGGCTACTTCTCGGGGCTCGGCGGCCAGATCATGGGTGTCCTGTCCGGCGCCGCCTCGTGGCTGTTCGGCATCGGGCAGAACATCGTCCAGGGCCTCATCAACGGCATCACGTCGCTGGCGGGGACGATCGGCAACGCGTTCCTGTCGATGATCCCGGGCTGGATCGTTGGCCCGTTCAAGGCAGCGCTTGGCATCGCGTCTCCCTCGAAGCTGTTCCACGGCTTCGGCCAGAACATCGGGCAGGGCCTCGTCAACGGCATCACGTCCATGCACGGTGCGGTCGGCAGTGCGATGGACGGCCTGACGGGCAAGGTCGTGGACCCGTTCAGCGGCTCGGGCTTCTCGGCATCGGCGAACCTCGCGGTCGCCGCGGCCGCGCCCGTGGTGCATGTCTACGTAGGCAATGAGCAGCTCGACTCGCGGATGTACAGCGTGGCGGGCAGCGCGATCGGCGCCGCCGACTGGCGGGCAGGAACGAGGCCTTCGCGATGAGCGTCACCGTCCGCACCAACCGCGCCACCAACCCCGCGGCGGTGAATACCACAGGGTACGCCGCCGTCGCGGGGACCGGTGGTGCGGCGGCCCTGACGAACCGCACGGACGGCGGGGCCTTCGGCTCCACGTACAACCGGGTCACGTGGACCACGGCTACGACAGCGGTTTCGGGCGGAGGGTCCTATACCTTCACCGGGCTCTCTGCATCGACCCAGACCGCACTGTCGATCTACGTCCGCTCGAGCAAGGCGCAGACCGTCAACGTCACGGCGAACTTCCAGACCTCGGGCGGATCGACGGTCAACACTGTCACTTCGACCGCCGTCGCGCTCGCGGCGAACACCTGGACGCAGATCGGCGTGGTCGGCACCTCGGGCGCGAGCGTCACGCAGGCGATCCTCACAGTTGCCGCCACCACGGGCGGATCGAACTGGGCCATCAACGACACCCTCGACCTCGACGCTTCCATGAGCGAGTTCGCCCCAGCGGTTGGGACGTACTTCGACTACACCTTCGTCAGCGCGAACGGCGTCGTCTACGCAGGCGCGCTCGGCTCGACCTCCACGGCCACGACCTACCAGCCGACGCTGACCCTGACGCAGGGTTCGAGCCCGAGCCCGAACGTCGTGGTCACCTACCAGGATCTCGACACCGGGACCGACCAGATCAACATCTGGCGGACGGTCGACGGCATCCGGCGCCCGGTGCGGGGCGCTCGGAGGATCAACGTCGTCGGCTCCGGCTTCGTCACCGACTACGAGGCCCCGTTGGGCCGCACGATCTCGTACGACATGGAGATCCTGTCGGGGGTCTGCGCCGGCGTCGCGGTGACGACGGCGACGACGACGATCTCGAGCTCGGCGTCGGGCTGGCTCTCGGACCCGCTCGTCCCCTCTTCGGCTGTGGCCGTGTACGGGGACGTCGGGCCGAACGGCGAGCCGGGCCTCGACTTCGACGCCCTCGCCCAGTTCACCTACAAGTCGGCGGTCTCGAAGATGACCGTGATGGGCACCTCGGAGCCAGTCGCGCTCATCGGCCAGCGGCAGGCCGCCGCCGACATCGACGTGAACATGACCACGCTCGCGGGGACGCAGTCGACCTCGCTCCGGACGCTGGTCCAGAACGCGGGCACTCTTCTGTTCCGGCCGCTCACCGGGTGGGCCTCGGCACTGCCGGGGCTCTGCTACCTCGCAGCCGACGCCGTCGCCGAGCAGCCCGTCACCGAGAAGTACGGCGGCGCGATGGTCGCCTGGAAGGCCAAGGGCGACATCGTCGCCCCGCCCGCCGCGAACATCGTCGCCCCGACCACGACCTACGGCACGGTCTCGGCGGCCTACGCGACCTACGCCGCGTTCAACGCCGCCCACTCGGGACAGCAGTACCTCGACGTCATCAAGAACCCGTAGGAGGGGCATTGCCAGTCACCAAGGGCATATTCGCGGGAACCGTCGTCTTCGGCGCCACGCCGACGACATCGGCAGGCTACCCGATCGGCGACTCGGATTCGATCGACATAGCCCTCGACCTCACGGCCTCCGCCGGCACGAACCCGGAACTCGTGCTCGAGGTGCAGTGGTCGATGGACGGCGGGACGTGGGCGAGCGCCGAACCGCCCGACACCTTCGCCCCGCTCACCGCAGCGCCCGAGACGGTGGTCAAGCGATTCGATGTGAAGGCCCCGTACTTCCGGATCGCGATCACCGTCACGGGCGCCGACACCCCCACATTCACGGGCACAGTCAACGCCTTCATCTGAGAGGGGGCGCAGTTGCGAACCCTCGACGACAACACCACACGCGCGCTCGCAGGCTCCCG